AGCACCTGCAGCTGTAAAAGTAGCAGTAGTCCAAGTAACATCAGAAAAGTCAATAAATGCAATCGCACCTGATAATGTTATACCAAGATTAGTTAGGGTCTTACCCCCAGTTGTATAGCCTGTACCAGAGCTTGAAACTTCACCTGTCGCTGTATATACAGTAGTAGCAGAATCTAAACTAGCCGCTGAAGTATATAAAGCTATTTTAAATGTGTTACCGCCAACCGCTTTAAAGTTGTGTTCTGCGCCTAATAGTTCACTTTTGAACGTGCTACAAATTGCCTGTGTGATAGCCATTGCTATTCTTCCTCTTCAATAACTTCCTCAACCACTTCTGGCTCAGGGTTTGTAATTACGATAGCTACGCTGTTTAGCATAACCTTTGCTTGTTCACTCATTCCACTCATATTAAACTACCTTATCTCTTACTTGGGTTACACGATATGTATCTTGTCGATCTTTGCCATCACCTAATTGTTTGAGGAGACCCATAGCTTCTTGGTACTTCTGTTGGTAAGCTTGAATAAGATCTGGCTCGCCCTTCATGTATATATAAGCTTCGACCAAAGACCCCCACAACAATACGTTAGGAAAGTTATTACCCAGCCAGCTTGTACCTGCGTCTACTATAGACTGCGGATACGCGTAATAGTGCATCTCAACCGAGTACTCTTCATCAGGTGTAGGACCTAGTATAAAAGAAGAATTATCAAATATGCCATAGTATTGAGGCACTCCTGAAACACCCGGATAAGGATAGGCTTCTCTTATGTATTCAACATCTTTTTGGTATAAGTAAGTTTGAGTAGTTTGAGGTACTAGATCTACTATAGTTGTAGTAAATACGGATAAGGCATATACTGACAAGAAGTCAGGAGGAAGCGCTACATAAGGAAAATTGGCTGTTGTTACACCCGTAACATTAGTACGAAAAGCAGGTAACTGCACAGAGTTATTAACCAAAGTCTCTGCATTTTGTACAAAGTTAGGTATGTTAGCTACAAAAGTAGCCTCTGTTACTTCAGTATATTGCTGTATAGCCGTACTAAGTTGCGCGTATGTGAGACTCATTATTAGCCCATTTTGCTAGATGCCATAGTGCCTTTAGTAGCCGCACCAGTACCACGTACTTTAATAGTCTTTTTGTTTTGAATCTCTACAGGGTATCCATTGCCTACAGGTGTAGGTACAGATTTAACGCCTTTATATTCAGCAGATCCTTCAATATGTTGCTTAGCCATTATCGACCTCTACCTGAACTTTTTTGATTCATAGCACGAGCTACATTACGACCCATTTTCTTAGCGTCCATAGATGTAATGCCACCTTTTTTAAGACCTTTCATAGATTTCTGTTTGTCATGCTTAGCGTCTTTCGAACTTTTTTCCCAGTCAGACATAGACATCTTGTTTTTCTTTGCAAGGACTTTGTCTTCTTTAACGTCTTTAGCTGAACCTTCAAAACTAGCCATATTATACCTCAATCAATTCTAATAAACACGCTATTCAACGTGGTGTTAATGGTCTGTGTTGCCACAGGGTTATAAGCAAATAGGCCTCTGGAGGCATTTAAGTTTACGTCTGGTCTTGGGTTGCGTAAAGCCTGTGGATCATTTGCTACTTTTTGAGCGCCTATTATACCAACCCAGTTTTGTGGGTGGTCGCCACCAACTTTGTCCATACACTCTGGACATACACGCATATTAATCCGTTTACCTATAATAACATAGGTTTTTATCTTCTTTAACGCGTATCTAAACCCACAACGATCACAGAACGCATGGGCTATCTTTTCTCCAGCAAATTTAGTACCCATTTATATCTTCCACATAAGTAGGATAGCGTCTACTATATTCAGTTTTCCAATCATCACCATATGCGCGTTTCATATTACTAATACGTCCTGCTTTTTTCCTGTTTTCTACTTGTTCAGGAGTGCACTTATATCCTTTATTATAGGCTTTGCCCTTACGTGCGGCTATAGCTTTTTCTCTATACTCAGGATTAGCCCAGAGCGTTTTAGTTCGTTCTGATCTATTTTTTAACTCTATGTCCGAATATGTAACAGCCCCATTTTCATTATTATGATGATTTATAGTGTCCCCCAGTATAGAAATGCACTGCTCTTCATACATTAATAGGTCTTTCTCTTCACATAAAACTAGTACAGTTACGTCAAATCCAACAGGCCCTAGTACATTATATGTGGACTTAAACCTTTCATATAGGCTTAAATGCTTGCCTCTAGTTGTCTTTAACTCTGAAAAATGTTGCATTGCTCTGCGTTTTATATTAACCGAGCTCCCTATATATCTATGCCCTAGCGTCTTATCCGTAATCATATACACCCCACTACTACAGGGTAAATCTAAATGCGAGATGGAGTTTTCTGTAAATTGATTAGCACCCATATAACCTCCTAAATTAAAGAGATTATAGTTTACCACATCAATCACACTATTGTCCACATCAATCACTTACCAGCCCCCGCCGCCTACACTACCTATATTAGGTACAAATCTAAAAGACACTCGTTGACGGTCTTCATCAGCCGCCAGTTCAAAAGCCTCATCATAGAGTTGTTTAAGCATAGGGATTTTACTTTCTGCTTCTGGTGTTTTAAGAGCCAAGTTGTAGGCTAATCCAGCAGTCATAGCTTCTAAGAATCTAAAGGGTATATCTAATGTATTAGACCCCGGAGCGCCAGTGTCTTGAAGTCTACGTAAACGCCAATAAACTAAAGTGTACCCAGTTTGACTAGGTAAAGGCCATATCTTAGCTGTAGGTGTAGGAGTCTGCCTATCAACAAATATCTGTATAGGTCTGCCCTGAGTTAGCTTATTTGGTATTGTTGCGTATGTAGAAACACTTATACGAGCTATCTGTAGGTCTACTTGATTAGAAGTACTACCGGGGTTTTGACGTATCACAGTCTCTATTAAATCAACAGTATCATCAGGCAAATCATACGTACCAACCCCTACTAACAAAGGGATATCGCCTTGTTCAATAGTCCATAGGTTCAAACCTTTGTTAGCCCAAGATGCCAATAGATAATTTAAAGACCTTCTAGCTGTTCTAAACTGATAGCCTGTGCGTATCTCTACACCAACACGTTCGTAGGCTTCTTCCACTATTTCAGCTATATCTGGATTAAATGTAGTAAGACCTGAAGTGCTCATGGTTTTTAAGCCCAGAAAGCAGTGATTGCATCTACATTAGATAACTGAGCATATATACTAGTAGGGAATAAAACGCCTTCACCGGGAATCGGTACATAAATAGTAAATGTGTCGCTAGTACCTACATCTAATTCTACAAGAATCGTACCTGATGCGCTGCCGTCTCTAACCCTAACATACCCTGCTGTACCGTTTCCACGGTAAGAAATAGACTTTAATCTAGCTCTATCAGTAGTTACCGCACCACTTGAGGTCCTATGGGTAGAATTTACATCTGTCTGTTGCATGATCTTTTACCTTTGTTGTGGTCGTTGTACGGGCACCGAAGTAGGATTGCCCTGAATTTGTAGTCCTTGTGGGGGCATATACTGAGATAGACTTGGTGGTTGCCCTTGTAATGGAGATTGCATTTGAGTCACTGGTTGTCCACCTATACCCGCATCGCTACCGCTATTATCATACCCCATATTGTTACTTGGAGACACCCCGCCCATATCAGGACTAGGAGCACTTTGTACAGGTGGGAGTGTATTAGACATAGCCGTAGGCGCTGAACTGGGTTGGTTAGGTTGCCCTTGTTGTGGGTAACTCATAAAATTGGAATTAGGAGAGGCAAAGTTATTGTACGCACTCTGAGTATTAAACTGCGGTGTTGGATTCGCCTGTTGGTTCCCAAACCCTTGACCTATAATTCCACCATCTGCGTAGCCTTGTCCTCCCCCAGCCATTAGTATATCCTTCCTTTAGTGTGGCCCTTAGTAGCACAGCCATCACCTCTTGAAGAAGCTGATGACTTAACAGAACCACCTTTAGCAAAGGCTTTCATTGGTTTAGCCTTAACTTTACCGCCTTTTTTCATATGTCCTGTTTTTAAATATGATGCTGTAGCAGGGTCTCTATTTGTTTTTACCCAATCTTCATATGCAGCCATTCTAGCATCTTTACTAGCTTGTGACTCACCTTTAGAAGCTCCTGTTTTAGAAGATCCTGTTTTGGTAGTTGGAGCTTTAGCTACTGGAGCTTTAGGTTCTGGAGTTTTGGGGGTGTCTGATTTTTTATCCTCCCAATCTTCAGACGGGTTTTTCATTCCAAAATCTTTTGGGATATCATACCCTGTTAGCTTTAGTCCTGAGTAAGGAGCTGGGCGATCATTCCCTTTAAAATCACTACCTTCTCCTGCATTTTTAGAATACAGTGCCGCACCTAAACCTAATCCTGCTCTACTTAAACTTGATACTCTACTAGCTTTACTCGCTAAACTTTCTGCAGGTCCCGATAAAGCCTTTGCTCTATCTGTTCCTTGTACGTCTTTCATAGTTCTAGCAGAGCTTGGTATTTCTGGTTTTACAGGACCTGGCTGGCTTGTTCCTCTAGGAACTATATTTTTAGGACCCGCAGTTGGTTTTTGGCTACCTATATTACGGTCACCTGACGCCATATCTACGCGACTTCTTGGAATAATGTTTGAACCACCACTTCCGCCCGTACTAGTTTTTGGAGAGTCACTTCTAAATGAAAGAGAGCGACCATAGGATGGCTCATCCCTAAGAACGGTAGGAAGGTTCCTAAGTTTAGTCTTTTCTGCAACAGTAGGGCCACGTTGAGCGTAGCGTTTTGGTTCTTTAGCCATTATATTATCTTCCCACGAGTTCTGCCTTTTTTAACAGCCCCGTCTACAACACCACCTTTGTACATACCTCTACAAGCAGATCCACCTTTTTTCATAGCGGCAGTTGGAGAACCCGGAATAGCTTTTAAACCCGCAGAACGCATAGCACCTAGTTGTGCCATGTCTGGAGTTGGAGCTCGTCTAGTTACTTTAGCTTTAATAACGTCTTTTTTCTTTAAAGGGGCCATACCCGCTTTTAACTTAGTCATATTGTTTCCTCTAGCCTTTTCTTGTATATCAGAAATACCGCGTGATGGGCGAGTCATATTACCTTCCCGTTAGTTTACTTACTACCACAGTTCCACCTCTTTAAAGAAGCTGCTTTGCGTGTAGGTTTACCGCTTTCGTCTTTCATAGGGCCCGGCATTCCACTCATACGTGCGCAGAAGGACTTTTTACGTGGTCCCCCTTGTGGTTGTGGGGCTTTAAGATTAGATCCTGTAGCTGCATTGTACTTGGCTCTGCCTTTAGCAGTTAAACCAGCACCTTTAGATACTGGAAGTTTTTCACCTCTACCAACAGCTAAATTAGGAGCTTTTTTAGTAGCCATATTAGTTCCTTGCGAGATCTATTATCCAAGACATACTAGCACCTATTGCAGCACCTATACCACCAAAGATCATGAACATACGCCACCCACCTTTAGCTTCAGACAGGGTTTTACTGATTTCTTTTATGGCTTCTTTTATCTCATCCATATCTTTAATCATTTTGTCCATGTCATTCTGTAGGTGTTTTATGTCCGCGCTGTGGGTAGCGAGCTCTCGCGCCGTTTGTATTACTGGATCTGAAGCTCTTTGATGTTCCACAAGTTACCTACCTATTTCTTATGCAGAAGCAGGATTTTAAGCGCCACTAGATGTTTTTTGTGCGTAAACTATAGTAATAAACCCAGCACCTGCAGTTGCAGTTGTACCCGCCATAGTGACAAGAATTTGCATGTCAGTAGTACCAACATTACTAAGAGCTGTTAATTGAGCTGAGGTAAAAGTTAAGGCTTGTCGCCCTGCTGCTGGAGTAGTTATTGCGGTTACATATGCTGCTGCTGTTGTGCTATTACCCACCGCAAGTGTGGCGCCTGTAGTAAAAGTAGTAGTAACGTCAACAAATATGTTTAAAATTTGAGAGCCAGCTGGAACCACAAAAGGAGCACTAGTAGTTAAACCTAAAGCCGCTGATTGAGATAAAACCACAACGCCTGTATTGTCAATATTGCCAACAGTAGTACCAGTAGTATATCTAACAGTACCTGCGCGAACTGGACCAGAAAAAGTTGAAAAAGACATATTTAATTCCTTATTGCACTTGCGCCTATCGTTGTGTGCGGATCTGCTGAGTCAGTCGAGTAGGCAGTTAAAAATATTCTCAGATATGTACTCCTTATAACATTTATTTTG